TCTCTAAACTCTGCCTCTTCTTGAGCAAGCCTTGCACTCAGCATCGCAAGCATAGTCTTGTCAGCACCCTCTTTCTTGAGAGCCTTATCAATCAAATCTTTTCGACGCTTCAGCGATTCAGCTTGAGCTTCTTCTTCGGTGAGCAACGACTTTCTAAGGCCCTCTAGATCAGCTACAAACCGCACCTCAGCGCGCTTCTCTCTTGCAATCCTGTTTTTTTCGAGCGCATCAGTCTCTCTATCCAAAGCCTCTTGATGCTGTAGAAACGATGAGAATTCTCTATCGGCAACGGCTTCAGATGCCTCTCTAGCAGCAGCGGTTTCACGCAGGCTCCTCGCCAAAGCAATTTGCGTTTCTATCTGCTCTTTCTCTGTAGAGTTTAAGCCTTCCGTCGTCTCTAGCTGTCTTTCTAAGCCAGCAATAAACTGATCTATTTCGCCCTTGCCAAAGATCTTATTCTGGAAAATTAGCTGGTCTAGGAATTGCTTGTGCTCTTTTTTAACGCTTGATACGCCGTCCTCGACTTCAATATAAGGATTTCTGCCTGCCTTAAGTAGTGTCAACTCAGTACGAGTGTCTTGGAATTGCTGGCGTAAATCCTCCTCCGTGCGGGCTAATACAATTTCTGTTTCCTTAAGAGCTGCTAACTCCGACTGTGCCTCAGCTAAGGTTTTGTTACGAGCACTAGTTACAGTATCTGCATCTCTTTGACGATTGTTATGTACTGCAATAATGTCGTTAAGTTTTTGTTGCTCGGCCCTATTTTCTTTTAACTTCTGAGTTGCACCTCCCGTTGACTCGAGCAGATCGCCAAATCGTTTTGAGGCATCTTGGACAAGAAATAATCTCGTGGTTTCTGAAAGCTCCTGCATCTCAGCTGCAAACTCTTTCGTTCGCTCTGTGAGATCTTTTAAGGCATCCTCTCCTTTCTTTGCGTCTCTAGAAAATGCTACGGCTATTGCCGCACCAACAGCCAGCACAGCACCAATCATGGCGCCCTGCGGGCCGAATAAAGACGCAATCTGAGAACCCTGCTGACCGAATACGATCATTGCGTTGGTTCCCATCTGGAGCTGAACCGCAATATCCTGGACCTGGTGACCGACTTGCCCCATGCCGCCCCGCATAAAACGGAACTGTTGATTCAGTGCTTGGCTTTGCTTTCGCGTAGCCTGCATGTTGTTCTGAACGCTTCGGAAAGCGCGTGTCGTGTCATCTCTCGCGGATAACCGCGCAACTGTAACGACTTCATTTGCCATCTGAGCTTTCCTTTATCTTTTGGTTCTTGATCTTAAGATACGTGAACCAATGACTAAATTCATCGACGGTCATGCTCAGAATTGTTGAGAGTGGTTGACCAAGGTGCTCTGCAAGCTGATACATCATGTAAAGCTCAGTTAGCTCTCCTTGGCCATCTATTAGTTTTTTTCGCGTTCCTCTTCATTAGAGGCGCTTGACTCCAATACGAAGTTAGCGACACGCGATAAAACATCAGGGTCCACATGGTTTCTAAGCTTGACCTTGTCCCCCACATCGAAGACAGCTTCACCCTTCTCATCTGTTACGCCGTAGATGACCGCATACACCAAATAATTAGTAGTATCGTCATCTGATCGACGCATCCATCGAGCTTTATCATCCAGTGATAGATTCTTGGAATAGAGAGTTACACCCCACTCAGGAACGTATAACTCTCTAATCTCTCTATTACTGAAGTGCGAAACCGCAACGTCAATGAGTTTAGACATTACGCAGCAGTGCCTTCAGCCAGTGTGCCAGTACCTTGACCACTGAATGAGATCTCAACCAAGCCATCAAATGACGCACTACGGCTTACAGATGTAATGATTACAGTGCCGTAATAATACGTCAGACCCGTAGTCTTTCCTTCTGGATATAGATTTACACGCACTTCAGCGCCCTCATCCATAGCCAGCTGACCTGACGTGTTGCCTGAGTCGTAGTAGCAGTTAACACTTGCTGTCCATGACTTCTGAGTCGCAGAATGAGTCATGAACGTATCGCCCATAACGGTAGTGTTAACCGTCTCACTGCTGCTCTCTAAACTAAAATCTCGAACCTCTAAGACTTGGTCCGCCTCATTGCCCAGATAAACTGCGCCTTCTTTCCCTAAAAATGTTGCCATCATCTTCTCCTAAGAGATTAATAAGTTAATTTTAACCTAGCCTATATTGTGGGGCTACCTTCAGTCGCAGAGTACTGAATCTCTACGGTCAACCTCCCAAGTATCATGGGCTGATCACCTTGATCCGATATATCAGCAGAGAAGCCAACAACACGAGTGTCGAAAGCGTAACCACCACGGCTCAGATCTGTGTAGAGAGCTGCCTCCACCTCCGCGCAGATAGTATCTAGTGTGTCATCATAATCGGAAACGGCTTTTACGTATGCCTCTACGACGACATCTAGCTTCCTTTGCAGCATTCTTGGCGGACTTATGGATTGGTATTCGGTTTCTTCCGACATCGTATAGATAGCCAATCCAGGGAGCTTATTATCCGCCAGTGGATAAATTCTTGTTTGATACACGTTAGAGCCTGTAGTGCTCAGACCTGTCAGGGTCGTCGTAATGTCGTCTCTAATCGCGTTTCGTATATGGGTCATTATTGCTTCTCTAGCAGTACTTCAGTGATTCCTGTCCCATCGGGCATGATCACCTTTACTTTGTATGTAACGCTGTCAATAACCGCGGTATCGTCCTCGGCCAGTCCCGTCACGTCGCTAGTCTTGCAGGTAAACCGTGGTTGAACGACAGAATAGCTTACCGTGCCGCCCACATCTGCGAGCGCATGCGCAGAGTCAAAGATCGCCTTAATCGTCTTTGAGCCTGAGGCGGCAATAGTAAGCGCAACATCGACACCAAAATCTGCG